CATTATACAATTCCAAACCTGTTTCATAAGTTCTAGTTCCTATGTCAAATTTAAATCCATAGTAAGTTGCTATTCCTCCAAGAATTAAACCCATAGCAGAAGCGTCAGATAATAATGCCACTAATGGAGTTGATATTCGGTTTATCTGGTAAGCAAGTAAACCATCAGAAATTAATTCTCGTTCTGATCGCCCAAGTACAATTTCATGTCTTACTACTTGGTCCGGTTTTGGTTTAGGCATTTAATCACCTATAATTCTAAACCTATTAATGGCCAACCAATTTGAGAAGTAAAGAAATTAATATCTGAATCGGACAATGATGATGAAATAGTTGAAGTGTATTGTAAATTATAATTCTCGCTTCCGGGATTAATAAAAGCAGTTGAGTTTGCTAAAAGAACAAAAGGGAGATATGCTTGTCTACCACTAGCGGCGGTAAATCCTGATGCTATCTCTAATACTGCAATATATGTAGTTCCTTTCGTAAATGTTGGGCTTGTTATGTTTGAACCGCTTGCATCTAACCATTGGCTATTGAATTGAAATCCTGTTGCTGAAGTTGGAAGTTTTATTTTAGCAATAAAAGTATCAGCATAACCCGTTGTACTTTCTGTATAAATCCACATGTAGTTGTTATCGCTAGCAGAAGCTGCAGAAATTCCCATTACAACTAATGATGATCCTGTAGTTGGTGGACTCCATTTTGTAATGAATCCCGTATGACTCGTTGTATATGCTTCATTATCAAAAGAACCCGCATAAGCAGGGTTCAAACCCAATAACCAATATGCAGATACTGCCAACCCTTGTGATGTTGATTGATAAAACGGTGCAACAGAAGAACCCCCACCGCCGCCACTTGCTGCGGTGGATTGTACGCTACCGTCAGGAAACTGAATGCCTCCGGAAGATGAAGAAACATCAAAGACAAAACTATCAGTTGCACCTTTAACTTTTAATTTTTGATTTTCATCGCACAATAAACTAACTGCTTTAGTAGAGCTGGAGATATTTATGCGACCGTCTCCAGATATTGCAACAATTGTTAATTCATTTGTTTTATTTGTAGATAGTAAACCCGTAGCAGACAAAACACCTCCAACATTGTATTGTATCTGTCCGTCAGATCCACCGGGGGTTGCTGATAATGTTACATCATCATTAGCACCTGCACCATGAGCCATAGATATGTTATTTCCAACAACTAATTTGCTAGCTGCAGTTAACGACGCAGGTATTGAACCATCAAATGCAATCAAGTATTCTGCATCCGCAGGAGCACCAGAACCACCACCACCATTTAGAAAGCCGTCCCAATCACCACGAACTGCCATCCTAGCAAGTTGAACAAGTACTAACCTACGCATTTCGTCTTCATTTTCAGGTTCAATGAATAGTTTTTCTGCTACTCCTTGAAATTGTGCATACGATAAATTCTCTAAATCAGTCTCTTTCAATAGCTCATATATTCTCATCGAGTAATTATTTGCGTCAGGTAGTGGCATATGTATATCTCCTTATGTTAAAAATCCGTCCCAATCACCCTTACACGCAGTAAGAGCAAATTTGATTAATACTAATCTTCGTAGTTCATCCTCATTCAACTCTTCAACAGATATTGGTTTAGCCGTATTATCTATTGTAGGATTTTCACCGGATGCAATTTCTTCAAGCGTCTTGCCTTGCATAATCGGATAGATTCTCTTGGAGGTCTTTTCCGCATTTGGTAAAGGACACATTTCATATCAACTACTTTAATTTTCTAAGACCTTTCATAACCATCGTTTCTATTCGTTGTAAATCTGCCACACCCATTTGACCGCCTAAAAACAATTTTTGAGATTTAGACCTTATTGAAGTTAATAAGTTTTTAATCTCTCTTTTTGTTAATTTTTTCATTAAATCACCTTAAGCAGAAGTTATGTATTGCGCTGTAAAGTTTAGTTGAACAGGAATTCTACATGGCTTCATGTAAGGCTGTGCTTCAATTGGGTCTGTAGCTGGAACTGCTCCAGATAAGTTTCCGTTTGACATTGTTACTTGTGCGCCACCTGCCACGCTTGTAATTAATGCCTGATCTACTGAAGTAAATTGTGCCATAACACAAACTTGACCTTGCAGAGTTTCCCCAATTGTATTGCCTGTCTGCAAGTCAACAAGTTGGAAAGTTCCCGCACCTGCAGCTACAGAAGCCCCGATAAAAATTCTAGGAACTCCTTGATTAGTTACTACCGCAAGAGACGCGTTACGGCCAGCCGCTACCATAGTGAAGACACGAAGTTGATCTCCAGCCATCAGAGTTACAGGGCGAGCAAGATCAGGAGTGCCACATGCAACTCCTTTTACTGCGAATGGTACTAGAGAAAGAATCAATCCTTTCCTTAGAATGTATGCGTATGATATGTTGGCTCCTGCTGTAACAATACCAGAAGTTACCGTTTGACCTGTTGCAAAGTCTCCAATGTTCTGTGCTGTTACTGTGTAAGCTACATCAGTAGTAAGACTAGCTTCTGTGCCGTCCGTGATTGTTGCGTTTAGAGGAATTTTAAAACCGCTTGAGCAGTTTAGGACACCTGTTACATTTTGTGTTGTCATCTTAGATCACCTCAAAGTTTGAAACCTGCTCCCAAAGGTTTGAATATGTTACGATTTACATTTGAAATAGGTCTGCGAAGTAATCTTTTACCTAATCTAAAACCGATTCCTATTCCTAATGACTGAACAGCCATTTGTTGATAGTTGTTCATGAAGTTGTTTTGAACAATTCCAAAAGCCTGATCTGGTGCGCTGATTAAATCTCCCAAAGAAATTACCTTTCCGCCAACCATTTCCAAACTTGTAGTATTACCTGTTAGTTGATTATAGCTACGAACTTCTTCGAAACCAAGATCTGCTTTACCTGTAATAAATCCAACGGGTGAAGTTCCCATTAGACCCGTGGTCAATATATTAGCATAAGCGTAACTTTCTGCTACATTTAATAGTGAAGTCGCTCGACTTCTTCGGCGTGGGCTTGATTTTCTTCTGCGAGCCATGCCTTATGTTCTAAGTAGTCGGCTTATGAATCTTCACTTGTAAACAGACCTTTTTCGTCTCTTTGTATAACTTTCATAGCTGGTTGTTGTGTTTGTTGACTCATGTTAGCTATAAGTTGACCGATTGCCATTTGAATTGGATTAATTGGCTCACTTTCACCTAATCCTGGTATCTTTTCTACTACTGATCGTATAGCAAGAGCCAATTTTTCATCTAATTCTACTAATCCATCTTCAATCTTATGTCCCAGGTCTATTAATAGTTTGAAAACTACGCCAAAACCTACAATTATCGTTCCTATAATGTAGAGTGTCTCCATCATGGCCCCATCGAGTCCTCTTCGGTCCTTAAAACCCCCCTAAACCCCAATCCCAATCCTTTTAATGCAATCATGGTTCGCTAAGTACCTTAGCAGGCGATATGCAATCGCATTTGTCTCAAAAAATCTAGCGATTTTTCGTTGCGGCTGATCGCCGCGTATATTATATAGTCCATACGGGGCAGAATTAATATTATGGAGAGGGACTATCGGTATGACGACAAATGTTGTATTTGCAGAATACACCAAAGATACAAAGATGAAAAGATGAGATTATGGGGCATTTGTGAGAAATGTAAAGACATGATTAACGGAGACTGGATATTATGAAAAAATGTAATTGCCAGCACCATAAAGATGGATGGATTAATCATAAATTTAATTGTTCAAATGAAGATCAAATGTATATTTGGGAGGAAGAAGAATGAATTTAAGATGTTCTAAGTGTCAGTTAGTGTTTTTAGTTAACACCTTTGAAGATGTCAGAATTATACAGGCCATGTCTTGTTTAGAAGGAGCAGGTCACAAGTTAAGCGAGGTTGTATAATGCCTTGGTTTAAGATGAATTGTAATTGTAAATATTGGAATGATGGATTTGTAGTAAAAGAGTTTTGCAAGTGTGGTGAAGAAGAATGAGTAAAATATTACATTCTTTTACTTTGCACGATCATGTATCGGAATTACTTCGTAAGAAATCAAGAAAAGGTTACATGTCTGACAATGTTTCTACTGCAATTGAATGGTACTATACTTCTCCTGTATGGGTTAAAGAGCGTGACGAAGATGGAGAATTTACAGGAAAGTTGGTAAGAGCTAACAAAGGCGTTGTTATTGCTCCGTATGAGCGCAAGAAGTATCAGGAAATCATAGGAACTCTAAACAAACAAATAGATGCTCTTAAGGCTGAGAAGAAAGTAATACAAAATAATAGGTTTAAGTTTTGGAAGAAGTTGCCTCAATAGGGGGGGTAAATGCCTCAATAGGGTCGAGGTGTGCCTTCATTGTATTCTGGAGGTGTTGTCGGCCCGTATGGATATTGAACAGGCATTCCCGTAACAGGATCAATTCTACCGCCCGGATTGAAATTAACATTGGGGATTATTAAATCTAAAATTTGACTTATTGGATCTGATCTAAATTCTGTTGCTGTTTCTTTCCAAGCATCATATTGAATTTTCCAATCATTATACAATTCCAAACCTGTTTCATAAGTTCTAGTT